GGCGATTTTGTCCACTTGCTTGTCGTTGTGAATTTTGGCGTTCTGCTCGTAGGGAACGATGGTGTCGATCGTCCAGGTTTTCTTGTTCATCATCCTGCGTTTCTCCAGTAGTCCTTGAATTGCTCGATGGTCATGTCTTCAGCTTCCGAGTCATGCAGGCTGTCCTCATCACCATCGTCGTAAGGCTCGAAGTTGTCCGCCTCATCACAGTCTTCGCACTGCTCTGGGTCGTACTTGCGATTGATGCAGGAATCGCACTCTTCGTATTTGTCTTCGGCCTTCACGGTGTCAGTCTTTCTTTGTGAGCAAGTGAACAAGGGCGTTGCCAGCATTAGAAAGTGAGTCTTCATCCGTGTACCGCTGCTCTTTCATTGTCCTCTCGACCAAGTCAGTGATGACTGATACATCATCAACAGGAACCTTGAATCGCATGATTTGGTGGGTTTGTGCAGGTTTCGGGGCTGCACTCTTGGGAAGTTCTTCATCGTCTGGTAGATCAAGATCGTCCAGCGATATATTGACACTTGAGAAAATTGAAGCGAAATCGCTTTCGGAAAATGGCATAAAACTGGCAAGCTCTTCTGCACCCACTCCGATGTCGTCCAGCAGTTCAGCCAGTTGGAGCGTGTCGTCGGCGCCATACCGACCGTTGTCCACCAGACTGATCTCTTTGGCCTTCTTGTCGGTGATGCGGCCCAGGTTCACCACGGGCACTTCGGCGATCTTGAGCGCTTGAGCGGCTTCCCAGCGGTGCTGGCCGCCGATGATCTCGAGCGTGCCGTTGATTTCGCGCACGACGATTGGCTTGAACATCCCGAAGCGCTTGATGGACTCTTCGAGCTTGTGCTGGTTTTCGGGCGACACCACATTGGTGTTCCACGGGTTTGGCGAAAGCCGCTCGGGCGGGAGGGTTTCAACCTTGATCTTGTTGGTGTTCACGGCAATGTTTCTAAGTCACTGGTGACGGGACTATAATCCTTATATAAGAACTTGGCAAGCCACATGACAATAAATTCTTCAGAAGTTGCGACGATTGCCCACAACGCAGTTGTCGCAAAACTGCACGAACCCTCTCGCTCACTGAAACTTCGTGTGCAGTCGCTGCTGTCCTACAAAGTTGAAGCTGCCGAACATTCAGCATCCTTCAAGATGGGCAACTGGGACGGTCGGAGCTCGTTCTTCGACTTTCGCACCGGCAGCTTTCCGGCTGGGTTCGCGAGCTTCGTGGCGGGCAACTTGACTCGCGAGGGCTACCGGATCAACCGGGTTCGCAAGCCGCTGCCGCTGCCGCTCGGGCCCGACAAGCCCAAGGTGGACGCTTTCCCCGAAGACCCGCGCTACGACTACCAGATGGACACGGTCAACCGGCTTCTGAAGCACGGCACCATGATCGCTCAGATCGCCACGGGCGGCGGCAAGTCACGAATCGCTCGTCTGGCGTTCATGCGGATCAACCGCCCCACCCTTTTTCTGACGACTCGCGGCATTCTGATGTACCAGATGAAGGAGACGTTCGAGAAAGACCTCGGCGTGCCCTGCTCGGTGCTTGGAGATGGCCAATTCGGTCACACCGACAAGGATGGCCGCCAGTTCATCAAGAAGATGTCGGTCGGCATGGTGCAAACCTTGGTGTCGCGCCTCCAGGAGCCCAATCCTGACGATCCGGTGGACGTTCAGAACCGTCAGACCGCCATTCGCAACCAGACGATCGCTCTGCTGGGCAAGTTCGAGTTCGTGATCGGCGAAGAGGCCCACGAGGCGTCCGGCAACAGCTACTACGAGATTCTGCGCCACTGCAAGAACGCCCACTACCGCCTGGCGCTCACCGCCACGCCCTTCATGAAGGACAACGAAGAGTCGAACATGCGCCTGATGGCCGCGTTCGGCTCGATCGGCATCAAGGTGTCCGAGAAGCTGCTGATCGAGCGCGGCATCTTGGCCAAGCCGATCTTCAAGATCGTGACGCTCAAGGACAAGCCGAAGAACCTGATGCGGGGCACCCCCTGGCAGGGCGCCTACCGTCTGGGCATCGTCAACAACGACGAGCGCAACCGCCTGGTGGTGGCCGAGTCCGCTCGCGCGGCACGCCACGATCTTTCGACAATGGTTCTCATCCAGCAAAAAGCACACGGTCATGCCTTGCTCGAGCTGATGGCACAAGCGGGCATTCGCGCTGAGTTCATCTACGGTGAGAACGACCAAGCCGAGCGCAAGAAAGCGCTTCAGAAGCTCGCCACCAACGAGGTGCAGGTGCTGATCGGTTCAACCATTCTGGACGTGGGCGTTGACGTTCCAGCGGTCGGTCTGGTGATTCTGGCGGGCGGGGGCAAAGCCGAGGTTGCGCTGCGCCAGCGAATCGGCCGTGGTTTGCGAGCCAAGAAGTCGGGCCCGAACGTCGCGCTGATCGTGGACTTCTACGACGAGCACAACCGCTACCTGAAGGAGCACAGCCTTCAGCGCATCTCCATCATCAAGGGCACCGAGGGTTTCGGCGAGAACATCCTGCCCGACGGGGAAGATTTCGACTACGCCAAGCTGGGGCTCGCAAAAAAGTGACCGCCCTGTAACTCAGTCGTGACAAAAGGCATGCTTTTCAGGTAAAGTGCTACAAACCACGAAAGGCCGCCATGAACCACGCTCTGCTTCTCAATTTTGCAATCATCGGCTTGATCGTCGTTGCGCTCATTCTGACCAGCAATCCGCTGGCACTTCTGGGCATTGCATTTCTTCGAGAGATGCCTTATGGTCTTCTTCAGCAGGATGAAGAGGAAGAGGAAGAAAAGGGCCGACCCATCGGCTTCGTTCATTCCGACGATTGATCTCACTTCCGGTCTATACTTGAACCATATCGAGTTTCAGACACTCCTCCCAAGCCCCTCTTTAGGGGCTATTTTTTTGTTCTAAGTTTGTATAAGTTTTAGCAGTTCTTTGCTATACTACATTCAGCAACTTTGCTGAAACTCACCGGAGAAACTTATGACTACACCCAAACGCACCGCTATCGTTCTCGAAGCCGACATCCAAGAGAAGGTAGCCACGATCGCCAAGACCTACAAGCTGTCCCAGGGCATCGTGATCCAGACCATGATGGACATGGTGGGCAATACTTCCGAGTTCGACACCGCGCTCAAGGCCAAGCGCGAAGACAAGGTCAGCAACCGCACCGGCAAGACCGCCATTCTGAAGAAGCTCTCGAAGCTGAGCGCCGAAGAGCTCGAGGAGTTGGCCAAGAGCCTGAAAGTCGGCGAATGACGCCCGAGCAGTACCTGGCCGTGGCTCGTCAGTGCGGGGCCACGATCTACACCAACCGTCACTACCCACTTCAGCCAGCGGTGGCGTTTGGCCACTCAGCCTGGCTGAAGTTCTGCGAGAAGCTGGAGAAACCGGCTCCGAATACTCTGTCAGTCGTGACGGATGACCCCTGCCCTGGCTGCAAACCCGGAGTCATCTGCCGCACACCGAGCTGCGGAAGGCTCAGCAAGATCAACCTGGCCAAAGCCAGCGAGATTGGCCACACCGTCGATCAAGCACTTCGGGCCTGGGGCAAGAACGACGCCGTGACCTTCAAGCCAGACGAGCACGAATCGCTGACCTTCCACCCGCTCGAGCAGAACGGCGGGAAGACGGGCTGGCCACCGAGTCTGCTCCAAGACGACAGCCGCAAGCTCTCGAAGTGGTTTGCCTCACGCATCGACGCGCTCTACGTCCTCAGAAAGAACCTGCCATGACCATCGAAATCCACGACATCGTTCAAGTGAACCCCGCCGTTGAAGTCTTCGGAGGCTGCATGGTCGTCGTCACCGAGGTGAAGAGCTGGGGCATTCAAGGCTACGTGCAGAACGCCGGTCAGGATGGCCAGGCGTACATCCGTCTGAAGACCGAAGACTTCGAGCCAACGGGCGGGAAAGCGATCTGGGTAGCCGCATGATTACGACCGAGCAAGCCTACGAAATGGGCGCCAAAGGCGCCACGCCCACCGAAGCCGAGCGTCTGCTCTTCGAGGCATGGATGCGCGGTCACTGCTGGTCGATCTCGGGCGACTGGGACGGCACAACCTACGTTCACGAGTCTGAGCGCAACCTCAGACAGGTCCACCCCGGTGCGATGAACACTCGCATGCTCTGGGCTGCCTGGCGCGATCGTGCTGCCCTTGAGAACGATCGTGCTGCCCTTGAGAACGATCGTGCTCGGGATGAGAACGATTCGGTGGCGATCGACCGAGCCTGCTTCGACCGAGGCTGTGCTTGCTTCGATCCCCGCATCGACAAGGACTTCGTCATCGTGGAGAAGCGCTCATGATTCACCAGATGTTCTCGGTGCCGGTTGGCATCTACGACATGAAAGACGACGCGCTGAACGCCGGTCTGCTCGAGGCGATTCGGGAAAACCCGATCAACGAAGCCGGCGTGGACTTGCTCAAGCGCAATCACCCCGCGATCATGCAGCTTCGCCAGCTCTTTCTGAAGAACGCCGCTGAGATGCTTGCCGAGCGTTTCCCTGAGTTTCGACCCACGCTCAAGAATGGCTGGGCGAACCAGCACGACGCGATCACGGATCAGCCCGCAGGGGCTCACGCGCACCCTCACAGCATTCTGGCAGCGGTGTACTACCCGCAGGCGCCAGAGGGCTGTGGCGACCTTCTGCTGCAAGACCCGAACGCCGGAACGATGTGGGCGAACTACACCGACGGCCAGTTCAAGTACATGGTCTACAAGCGCATTCCCCCGAAGGCTGGGCGAATGGTGCTGTTCCCAGGTCACATCGTTCACAGCGTAGCGCCCGCGAAGGTCGTCAAACCTCGGGTCTCGATCGCCGTGAACTTCGGGGTGGAGTACGTATGAGGGTTCTCGTCTGCGGAGGACGCGACTTCGAGGATGCTGATTTCGTGGACTGGGTGCTCGACACTCTTCACGCGAAGAGGCCCATCAC